AGAAGCGTGTCGTTCTGATCTATCAAGACTGCCATGCGTTGTAGCAACACGTTGCCCCAAGACTCAGACAGACCTTTAGGGTTTTCCAGTAGCGCGTAGCGTAATAGCTCATTGTCAGTCAGGGTTTCAGGTCGAAGGTTTTGCATGTTGATCTCCACGCCACGTCAGCATTAGGCGAAGTTTTGAGTATAGAGAGAAGCGCCTCGACTACGGGTCGATACGCCACGAAGACCTCACCCCCCGCGAACCAGTTGTAGACTGACTGGCGCGATGCACCAGTAGCCTTAGCAATCTTAGTCACGGGAAAATCAAGGTGTACCGCCCAACGCCCAAGTTGGTTTCCCAAAGTCTTAGGCGCTTTCTTAACGGTGTCTATGATTTGCGGTGAGTAAGCCATTACTCGTTCTCGTCCCAATCATCAACCATAGCGGCTAGGTTGCTTTTCTTGGCGGGTACAGCGTTTGGCTTCTTCTCTTCCTTACGAACAACTGGCTCTTCGTCGCTTTCCTCCACTGGATCAGGTTTTTTCTTTGCCTTTGGAGCAGGGGCGGGGGCTTCTTCCTCCACAGGAGCGGCTACGGCAGGAGCAGACTTAGCGAACGTCATGGTGACAGCACGCTTGGCTTCGGGCGTATTGCCTTTGGCTTGGCAAGTCTCGTTCTCATCTTCAGTCAACCAACGCATAGTCTTGAAGAACAACTTGGGTGACTCAGACTTGGTGTCGAAGCGCATACGGGTGATGACCTCGCTTGGGTCAATGTTCTGCGCAGTCAACCAACGAGCATACGCCTGAAGTGGGCGGTTCTCTCCGTCTTCCTTACCAAACACAGATGTGGCAGGGGCGGTCAACTGGAGAACATCTCCGTCCATATCATTAGCCAACACTACGGCAAGACGTTGTTGGTAACGGCAAGCACGGCTATTACCTTGACCAGAGCCAGCGACGTTCTTTTCGCACGCAGCACAGGTAGATGCTTGTGGGTTCTCTGCATCAGGTGCGGGCTTGTCACCATCTTGTGAGTAGCAGTCAGGTGAACTGCTTGCGCCGTCATAGGACTTGGCGTACCACACACGGCTTACTTTAGGTGCGGCGTTCACGATCACCACGTCGAGGTAGCGTTCTTCAATCGCGGCAACTTCTTTGCCACTGGCGATCAAACGAAACACACCGCCCTTGATGGAGATGTTCTTACCGCCAGCACCTGCACCACCACCGGCTAGGGCTTTGGCTACGGCAGACAACTGACCGCGATTCTTTGCGAAGGCGGGGACTTGGGATGGGTTAAATACAGCAACATTGCTCATTGTTTTTTCTCCTAAAACTACTTGGTTGGTTTACGAACTGAAATGCCATACTCGGTCATCGAGTTAAGGCCGGGGGGTACAACTCCGGGGTTCTCTTCTAAGAAGCGTTTCATGTTGAGTTGCGATATGCGTTGTTGAACTAAGTCAAGCGCGTCGTACTGCTTCATGAACTCTTTGAACGAGTCCCAGTCTTGTGTGTTGTAGTTTGTCGTTGTCGACAAGACTACTGTGCCTTGGTCTGTGCGTACAGACTTCACACCAAGTTTCAACATCTGATCTTTGAGTGCGATCTTTACGACATCTTGTTGCGCCTTAATGGCTTCAACCTCTGTCTCGTACTCTCGGGTCAACTGCTGAATCTTAGTAGCCATCTTGCGATAGACCTTGGCTAACTTATCCATCGGTACAGAGGCGATTTCCTCCGCATCGAGCGAGGGCGGTGCCTCGACTTCATCATCTATATCTACCATTTTGCTTCTCCTTTTATTTGTCTAGTGTTTGACATCATACACACAGTTTTGTCCAATGCAACTCCTTTCTTTAAAAATATTTTTAACCTCGCATTTCTTCTGCGAACATGTCAGTCAAAAGAATACTGTCGTTAACTTTTGTGTTCATTGCCTTGAATAGTTTTTTCTCTATCGGGCTTGACTCAATGTGTACCACAGTAACTTTGTCGGAATCTTGACCTTTACGATCGGCGCGTGCTATGCACTGCACATACTGCTCAACGCTCATCAGTGGACCGAAAAACACAACTGTGTCAGCGGCAGTTAGGGTAATCCCGTGTGCCGTTGCTTGTGGTTGCAACACCAGTACGCGTATGTTGTCGGTAGTCTGAAAGTCGTTGATGATCTGCCCGCGCTTAGTAGCAGTCACGTCGCCGTGTATCTGTCCTACGCCATAGCCTTGCTTGGTTAAATGCGTGACGATGGTTTCAATGCTTGAGCGAAACAAAGCAAAAATAATCACTTTCCTCGATGTCTCCTCCAGTATCTCGCAGAGCACATTCAATCTTGGCGCGGCATCGAACTCAACAACCTCCCTATCGTCTGTGTACGCGGCACCACAACTGATCTGCAACAACTTACTCACCACCACACCCGCGTTAACAGCGCTGATCGTTTCACCCGCCGCTTGTGCAAGCATCTGCTCTTTGAGCAGTCGGTAGTATTTGTTTTGTTGCGGTGTCATAGGCACCTCACGCGTCACCGTGATCACAGGGGGCAAGTCAAGGCATTGTGCTTTTGTGTAGCGTATTGCTGGTTGAAGTGCCATGAACACTTTTTCTCTTGCGTCTGGCTTTGGTGCCCACTTAAACATTGTGATTTTGTTCATGACCTTGTCGCGCCACGCCGTTTGAAACTTAGGCACACCATTTGGATTAACTAAGCGTGCAAGACCATACGCATCCACTGGTGACTGCGAAGCAGGAGTGCCCGTCATCATCCACAGGTATGTCTCAGGCTTGATGATTGACGCTAAGGCTTTCCATCTGCGTGTGCTTGGGTTCTTGTATGCGTTGGCTTCATCAACGATCACTAAGTCAAAGCGCCCATCGTTGTTGATCTCATTTGCTATCAAGTTCAAGCCGTCATAGTTGGCGATAACGATCTCGTACTTTTGCTGAATCATTTCGATGCGACGTGATGACTGCGCGTGATGCGCCACAACTGCTGAACGATGGATGATGCTGTTGCCTATGTCTCCCATCCAAGCGCTGTGCATGATTGATAGCGGACACAAGATAAGCACACGACGAACGTCACCACGATTCATTAGGTAGTCTGCCGCCCATAGCGCAGATAAAGTTTTCCCAGTGCCGGGGTCATTGAAGCAGAACGCTCTGCGATTCATTGTCAGGAAAGCAGACGTCTCAATCTGATGCGCCATAGGCTTGTAACGTCCTGCCCATGTGTAGCGCCTAGTGATAGGCGAGGGTACGTTCTTCACACCAAGGTTTTTTAGTACCCTTACTTCATCAAGTCCCCAGTACACAGCGATCTCATAGATGCCGTTCTCTTCACCAACAACTTTGTGCTTGGGTATGACGTTGAACTTGTGTGGGTTACGTGTGCGTAACAGCAACGCCTTGTCTTCAATGATTTCCATTACGCGTCCTCCCTCAACCGAGCCCAAGGTGTGTTTTCTCTGTCGTACGTTTCCATCTTGTAATTTAGGTGCAAACGCGCAGATGCTTCGGGCCAAAAGTCATCATCGAGATCAGAGACGTCCACCCATGTATCGCCATACTTTGCTTGCCACAAATTAACAAGTTGCGACAAAGATATTGACCATGCCTCGTGTTTGTTTGGATTAAATTCTGGTTTCTGTGGTGCTGACTGCATACGCGCTTTGGGTTTCATTGCTAACAATTTCTCCTTCATCTGCCGTTGAAAATCTTCGTGCATCAACTCTTGTTCTTTCATCTTCATTTGCTTCTCCTTTATTTATTCCGGTTTTCTACATACGTATCGCGCTCTATCGGTTAGATAGTGTTGCTCTAGTTCGCCCATTTGTTTGAGTCTTTTGTAAGCAATAGCGAAGAACTCGTCCTTCTCAATATCTTCTAAGTCAATCCATTCATTACCATAACGCGTTAGCCAGAGATTAAGAAGCGTAGCGACGGGTGTTTTAAACGCTTCATGCTCCTTAATCTCTATGCAGTTTGTTTGTACCTCGGGCCAACGATTTACTTGGTGAATCTGGTTACTTGATGCTGTGGTCAGACTTCCTAGCGAAACTCCTGTTAGCGCTTGCGGACTTAACGCGGAGATTGCTTTTTGTAGTTGCGCCTCCTTTTGAGAGCGGCTTCTTGTGGTCGACATCTTTTCCATCTCCTTTATGTACTTTTCCTTCTTTCATTAACAGTGCTCGGGCTTTGTTGCGTTCTGAACGTTTTTTAATAATCTCCGGTTTTTGTTCATACTTTGCGTACGATGGGCGGTCTTCGGGATTTTTATAAGGCATGATGTTCCTTTAGTGCTTGGGGTGAAATTCGCATGTCTTCACAGGGCACCATCCACACAGAGGTGTTTGGTTTGGATTCCATACGTCGTTGCTGAATGATGCCTCAAGTCGGGCATATCTCTCTCGGTACTTCCACCACTCCGCTTCGGCTTGCTCACGCATCATCTGCGCACGCACCATGTCGTTCTTCACGAGAAACAATAGTGCTGAGTTCACTTTGCGGATATGGGGGAAATGTTGAAACGCCATTAACGACATCAGCGTTAGCTGTTCTCTGTCGGGGTATTTGTTGTTACCTGTTTTGTAGTCGACTATCCACGCAGTCAAGTTCTCGTCATCAATGATTAGTAAATCCGCAATGCCACGCACCCATACATTCTTGTCTTTCCATCCCACGATGTTCAAGTCAATGTCTAACGCCATCTCATACTCAGCAATCACACGTCCATCTTTTTTTAGCAACGCATCAACGATAGGTTGAAACTGCGAGTGCTCAGGCGGTATTGGTTTCCCATCACGTACATAGAGTTCTAACGACTCGTGAACTTGGTTGCCGTAACGCGTTGCCTCCGTCTGTGTGAACGGGTAGTTCTTTAAGACCTTGACCTCGTGATAGCGCCTAGCACAGCCCTCAAAGTCTTTGAGGGAGGAGTGTGACCATGCGGACTTTTTCATAGTTTGGCTGTGTTGATAGCGTGCGATAAATGGTTTGCAAACTTGGTAACGAACGACTCGTTGTCGCGTAGCGGGTGACTCATCTCATGCAGTATGCCGTGCGTTAACTCGTGCCAGAATGTGTCGCTTACCTCTTCATCAGAGAACTTGATGTGCACCTCAGTGCCGTTACCGCGCTTGTATGTGGCGTGTGTAACGATCTTCATGACGTCATTGTTGTAGTCAATCTGACCCATCTGTCTGCCGTTGATGAGGTTGTCGTTCATCTGCACCGTGTAGGTCTTGCGACCAATGGTAATTTCTTTTGGTATCTTCATTGTTTTGCTTCTCCGTATCTACGATGGGCGCCACCGTCAGCGTCTAATGGGATGCCTCGCATATAACTTGGCTCCATAGTCATTTGCGCCAAGACCCAAGTCTTAGCGTGTTCTACTTCTTCGTCAGGCACAAGTGCAATCAGTTCATCATGCACAGTACCTACGATTGGGTATTTCTTTGCTACCCTTAACATGCCGTCCGTCATGACAATACGCGCCAACGCTTGTGTTACGTTATTCGTGATCTTGCCAGCGTACAGTTTAGTTGCGTCCTCGCCATACACCCAGTTGGTCTTGCCTTCTTCGTCCTTGACTTGACGCAGATTGGGGTACAGCAAAGACATGCCGTTTGGTAATTCTATCGCGCCTTTTTTAAATGTCAAACACTTGTATGTGTGCTCATGCCCCTTAACCAAAGCACTCTCCAACAACTCCGAGCACATGCTCCAGAACCCCACCACAGGGTATGCGGTAGAGCGGTAGGTGTCGATGATCTTCTTTGCGGCAACGGCGTGGTCAAGCAACTCCTCCACAGTACAGGTGTGCGGGATGCCTAGCAGTTTGGACTCGCTGTCGTGCCAGTCAACAAACCTATTTACAAACGTCTTATCAACGCCGAGTTGCTTCGCAAAGTCCCTGTTGTACCTAACCGGCGGAGCACCAAGGAAGCCCGTAAGTAACTGCGACGCAAACGACGCCCAGCCCAACCCGTAGCCACAACCCAAGAGCGCGCTTTTTGCAGACTGCCGTAGGTCAGGGTGCGATTCCTTAGTAAGTCCGGAAATGTTAAACATCTGCGCACCGAACGCGGCATAAGGGTCACCACCTGCCCGAAAGATGTCAAGCATCTCTGTGTAATCCGAAAGCCACGCGAGTACTCGCGGTTCAATTTGTGAGAGGTCACCGACGACCAGACTGTACCCTTCGGGAGCCATAATCGCTTTGCGTAAGAATGAACCTCGCTTGAGGTTTTGCATGTTGATTGCGGAGCCCTTGCTTGCAGTCCAACGTCCGGTCTGCGCCCCGTAATACGACAGAGGTACTGGTAACTTTCCTCGTTGACTGATTTCATAGAAGCGTGTTGCTCTCGTGCGCTCAGTTGTTGACTTAACTTTAAGACGAGCCTCACAAAGAAGCCTGACCTCTTCGACTGGGCTGTTGAGGAGTTGCTGAAAGAGCGCGTCATTCTTCGCCAACGCAAGTGTCTGCTTGCCAGTGGTTTTACTAACCTTTGTCGGTGCCGCAACGCCGAGGGTTTCAAGTAGTTGGGCAAACTTTGGATTGGAAGAGAGGTCAGCGTCTGTAATGTTAAGGCGTTGTAGTAGTTGTTCACGTTCTGTTTTCTCCTTTTCTATTGCTATCTGTAACATCTTTGGGTCAAGTTCTAGCCGAGGACGTGTGTACATCTTCAACGTCATGTCGATTAGTCTGAGCTCCTTCGATGGATAGGCATCAACCAACCTTTTGAATATTTCCTCGCACAGAAACACATCATGTTTGCAGTACTCAGCGAGTTCTCGCTCGGTCTCAGGGGCCAACTCGTGAACTCCATCAGTTGAATAAACAGCCGTTCCCTTGGCAGGTAGTCCGAAGTCGTACGCCAACTTTGCAAGTGAGTTTCCAACTTCCACGCCTCGTAGAGCGCGTGCCATTGATAGCGTATCGAAGATGAATGCGGGACGGGCGTTGTATCGCCACTCCATAATGGATACATCGAACTGTGCGTTGTGCGCAAGCACTGCGGTTCGTCCCCAGTCAACTCCAGAAAAGAACTCAGGTAAGTCTCTTCCGCTAATCCATCTAATATTGTCTCCGCTTCCGTATACATGGACACAAGCGCCGAACGCAATGAACTTTTTATCACGAATGTACTCCTCGGTTGTTAACTTCGATAGTGTGTAGTCTTTCTTAGACCAACGTGTCTCGAAGTCAATGGTTAATATCTGATCGAATGGTTTGCTCATGCTTCTCTTTCATTATTTGTTGTGCAAACGTCAGCACCTTAGTGCGCCAGTTTGAGTAAGTGTCGCGTGGGGCTTCGTACATAGAGGACAAGCCCAACTTAGTTGCCAGATTAAGAATCTGTATTTCTTCTTCGACTGTCAATTAAATCTCTCCTTGGCTGGCGCATCTTCTAAGTTAGCCGACATGAATGTCTCTGTCAAACAACTCAGCATAAAGGCGGCGTCCATCTCATTGCAGTTAATGGTGAGCACCTCAGCGCGAGGGTCATCGTCTTTGCCCAACACAACTACAGCATGCCGTGTCCCATCTATACAGCACTCGACTAACCCCTCAATGGCTTTGCGTAGGTGTTCGCGTTGGTCCGCGCTGAGTTTGTCTATCTTGGCGTTGAAGTCAAGCACCCCTTTTGTTATTTCTTTTGTATTTCGCATATCAATTCCTCTAGTTCGTTAATGTTTAATTCGTTTACAACTATTGTTAATCCTCCACTCTCTCTAATGCGTTGTAGGTTGTGTTCTTGTAGTGCTGTTGTCTTTCCCTTGCCTGCCTTGGCTTCGATGCCAATGAACTTACCTTCACAGCAAGCAAGAAAGTCTGGTACACCTGACGCCCCATAGCCCGTGCCGATCGGCATCGCGTAGTACACGCGTGTCGTGTCTAGTATCTTCCTGATTTGTTTCTTAACTTTGGCTTCGGGTGTCATGTGTTTCCTTAAATGGTGAGGGGGTGATGTAGATTCCACGCCCCCTCGATCGTGGCTAAGAGCGGGCAGTATAGGCAGTTCTCTATCGTGTCGGAGACCTATACCACCAGCAAAACATGTTCGCATCTACAAGGCTTGCATGCGTTGCTTTCATGAATACTCCGACCTTAAATTGGTGCGTCCTCGAATTCGTGACGTCTTTGTTTAGTAGATTCTTGCATTGCTTTTTCTAACAGCTTTGGGTCGGCTCGCTCGAAAGGATTCCAATCGTTCTTGGTTATTAGCGAGATGGTTTCTTCGTTCTTCATCAATTGCCTCTTGCGGGACAATGACTTCTTGGGTTGTAAATCTGTGTTCATTAGCGCACTCTCT